TGATGATGAAAAAAAGTGAAATTGAGGATTTAATTAAGTGCCTACAAGAGATGAAGTAAAACAGTTTAGTCTGTTGATTGAAAATTTAGCAAGAGAAGAAAAACTAGGTTACATGGATGCTATTTGTCACCATTGTAAAGAAACTGGTTTAGAAATTGAAGTTGCTGCCACACTCATATCTGCCGCTCTCAAAGCAAAGATTAAAGAAGAGGCGCAAGAATCCAATATGTTAAAGAAAACTTCTAAATTGCCTTTATGATTGAATTGGTACAGGTCAGAACGCAAGAACAAAAAGACCTTGTCAAAAACATTATTGAAACTCACCACTCATACGTAGCATCTAATTCTTCAGTAGGCCGTAGAATAGATTGGTTGATATACATTGATGATGGTATGTTAGGTGAATGTATTGGCATGATTGGTCTTGGTTCGTCTGTATATCCTCCACCAAAAGATATTCTAAGACACCTTGGCGTATCTAAATCTGAATACAAAACTCATTTCAATTCTATTGCCAATAACTGGCGCTTCTGTTTTTCCAAATCAGTTAAAAATGCGGGCACACAAGTATTGAAACAATTACGACATAAAGCACCTGCGGCATGGAAAGAAAAGTATGGCGATGAATTGAAGCATATCATTACATTTGTTGGTGCAGGTAAGAATGGTGCAGTATACTTGGCGGACAATTGGAAGAAGATTGGTGAAACGGCAGGATTACCTGCACACAAAAGTAGTTCTATGAAATGGCACGATAATGCCGAATTGAAGAAGTTGTTTGTTAAACCAACAGGCGAAAACAAAAAGATTATATTGATTAAATCGTTATGACAGAGAATACTGGATTTGAAGCGTATGCATTGTGGAATGCTTTAAAATTACATTTCACTAGTGATAGTTACGATTACTTTAAATATAATGGTAAGACGAATGTATCAAAGCAATCGTTTACCACTAACAAATCTAAATACCAGTTCTACAAGCTATCTCGTAAATATGGTATAGATGACTTAAAGAATTTTTATGTTGCCAACTTTATTGAAGGCAAAGGTGATTGGGTAGGAGATTTGTTACAAGATGGTGATGAGAATTACCACAAGTGGCAAAAACGGCAACAAAGCTTGACATATGTGTTTGAAAATGATATAATGTATTTGTTCGATTTGGTAGATGGTGCCGAATTTGCAAACCGTGATGATATATTGAAGCCAATAGAAGGTGGTTGGCCAATGTTAATTACCAAGTTGATGAAGAATAAAGTATCACTTGAATCGGTTTGTATATTAGTTGAATTAGTTGGTTGTATGCCAAGATGGGAAAAACAGATTACAGAAGATATTATCTGGCCACCATACAAACGATTGATACAAAGGTATACACCATTTATTAATTACGACAAAGAAAAGTTTTTACACATTTTAAAGAAAAAGATACATGAACAAGCCTAAAATCAGTTGCATCTACTTAGATATGGATGGCGTTATTGCTGACTTTGAGAAAAGATATATTGAGTTATTTGGTGTTGCACCACAAGAAGCAGAAAAGAGTAAAAAGTTTGACCACTACTTTGAAATGTTTATTGCTAATAATGGTTTTGCTGATTTGCCTTTAATGCCAGGTGCTATGGAAGGTATTGATTTTTTAAGAAAATGCTCAGCGCCAACGCAAATGCTGACTTCATCTTCCGATGAGAAACGCCACGATGCGGTATCTAAACAAAAGTTGGTCTGGTTACAAAAACATGGCATCACATTTAATCCAATCGTAGTACCAGGTAAAGCATTAAAACAACAGTATGCTGCACCAGATAAGATATTAATTGACGATATGGAAATTAATATTCAACAATGGCGTGACAAAGGTGGTATTGGTATTCTACATAAAGATTGGCCAACAACTTTGGTAATCTTGAAAATGTATGTTTGACAAAGCCTAAATATAATGATATACTAGCAGTTGATTATGAGAAGTAATTTGATATATTCCGTTAATACTCCGTTTATACGAAAGGTAATACTATGAGTTTCGCAAACATGAAAAGCCAATCTGGCAACCTCGACAAACTTGCTAAAGCAGTTGAGGCACTCTCCCAAACATCCGAAGGTTCAGAGAAATCTGATAACTATTGGAAACCAGAAGTAGACAAATCAGGTAATGGTATGGCTACTCTCCGTTTTCTACCAGCATCTGAAAAAGATGGTGAAGATGGTTTGCCTTGGGTTAAAATCTTTAGTCATGGATTTCAAGGTCCTGGTGGTTGGCTAATTGATAATTGTTTGACCACAAAGAATCAACAATGTCCTATCTGTGAGCATAATTCTGCTCTATGGAATTCAGGCATTGAAGCGAATAAAGATGTTGTTCGCAAACAGAAGCGTAAGTTAAATTATGTTGCCAATGTGTATATCGTTTCGGATCCTAAGCATCCAGAAAACGAAGGCAAAGTGAAGTTGTTCCGTTTCGGTAAGAAAATCTTTGATAAGATTACTGAAGCAATGAATCCACAGTTTGAAGATGAAACACCAATCAATCCATTTGATTTGTGGAAAGGTGCTAACTTCAAGTTGAAGATTCGTAAAGTAGAAGGCTATCAGAACTATGATAAGTCAGAGTTTGATTCTCCATCTGCTTTGTTGGATGATGATTCTGAGTTAGAGAAAATCTGGAAGTCAGAGTTCTCATTGAATGAATTGACTGCTGGTAAAGAGTTTAAATCTTATGATGATTTGAAGCAACGCCTTGATAAAGTTCTTGGTTTGAATGGTGAAGCACCAAAAACAACCGTAGAACAGGTTAAAGCAAAAACATTTGATGCGCCTAAGAAGGCAGTTGATGTTGAACCTAGTTTATCGGAAGAAGATGATGATATGGCTTACTTTGCTAAGTTAGCAGAAGAAGATTAAACCTAAGACCCCTTGGTTTGAACCCCGCTACGGCGGGGTTTTTTATTGGTTAAACCACTCTAGTGCTATAGGTAATCATTTTTTGGAATGATTCTTCCAAGTTTCTTACGGGTGGAATTTTACTTCTTTGTTGTGATGAAGGTTTGACTGCCGTTGTAGAAGCCGTTACATTATTAATTGTTGATGACGATGGCTCTGCCATAGCTGCTTCTACTTTAGCAGAATTATTTTCAGATTGAACGGTATTTAATTTTGCGGTTGACGGAGTTGATGGTGCAGGTACAACTGATTCTCCGGGTGACAAACTACTTGCGGTTGAAACTGTCGAGGCAGGCGATGCGGCTGGTGCAGGTGTTGCGGCTACAGGAGTTGCCGTTGGTGCTGGTGTTGTTGGTGTAGTTTCTCCGGACTTTCTTAATTCAATTTCCTTTTTCAATTCGGCAACTGCAGGACTCTTAGCATTACCAAATTCCATTTGTTGTTGAAGTTTGGCTTCTAATTCTGGTAGTGTTGCCTGTTTAAGTCCTTTTTTATCAACCGCTTCGGCTTTTTTTGTTAATTCTTTATTTGCCTGTTCTTCATCATACGATTCATATTGTGCGCCACCCGGTCCAACAACTGCGGCACCAGCAGGACCTTCTCCTCTCAGAGCGGCTTGTGGATCGGCCGCAATAAGTTTTGCTACCCAAGCCGTAATTGTTCCAGCAGCAATTAATCCACCTAATAATGTAATCGTTAAAGGATTAATTAAGAAAGCACCTATTGTGCCTAACATTTCTAAGCCACCAAAGGCACCTAAAATTGAACTGATTATTCCACCAATTCCCATGCCGGTATCATTTTCCACTTTCTCGGCAGTTACATCATCATCTTTTTTATCTTTCATTAACAATGCAATTTGTGCCAATAATGCTTTGTGTCGTTTATCAGCTTCTAGTTTAGCTTCTTCTTTAAAGTTATCTAATTTCTCTCTGTGTAACTTATCTTCTTCAAAGCTTTTATTCATAAAAGTATAAATTTTCATCAACATATCAATGAGTTCATTACCTTGTTTCAAAGGTTTAATTTTGGATGCAGTATCTTTGCTTTCTTTTTTGACTTTGACTTTACCATCAAAGCCTGCTTTTTCTTTAGTTGCAGAACCTTTTCCTGTAACTGCTTTGATAAAGCCGAGAGTGAATTTACCCGTCAGTTCCAAAACTGCATTGACTGTTTTTTCGCTTACACTAGGTTTGGCCATTTAATTAACCTTTTTTCTTCTGGTAGGCATTTCTATCATCATAGTCCGTATCGTCAGATGAAGATGCTGTTTTTGTATTAGTTTGGTTGACACCAACATTATTTACTATTTGTTGTTTTTTTGTATTTGCTGCGGCTTCTTTCATATCTTTATTTTCTTTAGAAGCTTGGTCTATTTTATTACCTGTTGTTGCATTATCTGATTGTGTAGCTTTTGGTAAATTTTCTGAAAATTCTTTTGCATAACTGGCTCGTTTTGCCGCTTCTTCTTGACCACCAGCAAAACCAACTGCTTTATTGACTTCTGACATATTCTCTAATTGTTCTGGCTTTTTCTTTTTATAATTCAAAAAGAACCAAGCAACTGCTTTAGAGGCTACTTCTGGTTGGTTTAATAAGTCAGGATTACTAACAACATCAACGCCAGTATATTTTGCAATAGCTTTGTATTGATTTTTACCTGTGTGTTGTAAATAACCTCTACCTCTATATTTGTAACCATCTCCCGGTTCTGAATTGCCATCAGTAGTAGCATAAACATGATTGGCTAATGCTTCAGGATTACCAACAAATTGTTGAGCAAATTGTTCAGAAGGTATTCTAGGAGGTTTAAATACTTCAAAAATACGCTTTGCACTTTTGTAATTTAAGTTTTCACTTTTGGGAGCAAAATTAGATTCGGCTTTAACTTGTGCCAAAATATTAGCTTGACCTTTTTCAGTAACACCAGCTTCTGCCAATGAAGATGCTAATAATCCTGCAGCACCAGCAGCTGCAACGGGAATGGCAGGCGCAACTCTCGCTGCTGTAGTAGGAGGTTTTGCTGTTGGAGGTTTTGG